CTGAGTTATAGGTCTTTCACTTCTCAGCTTCTAACACCCCCTACAGACAGTTGGCTTGATCAAGTAAGATTTAGTGAAAAGACTCAAGCTACTATATCAAGAAGTATTAGGTCATGGCTTTTAACTAATGGCCAATCACTGAGCAACAAAGTCGAAAGATATTTGCGAGACTACCTTAACACCTTAGGTTCTCTAAAGGAGAGAGATAGAGACAATATATTAAGAAGAGAGTTCGAGGACATAGTTAACAATATAGGTGGCGCATTTGACAAGTCTAGTGATCAGCTGATGATATTAAGGTCTTTGACAGAGGATAGTTCTGTCTTATTTGTGTACTTAGCATGCTTATTTGTGCCTGAATCATGGGGTGGACTCGGTGTAAGCCCTTTCCTATATCAGCTACTCAGTGGGCACTCAATTAGCGTCACTAGAACTGCTGATTATCTCATAAGCTTAATAAGGATATCCGGTGCACATCAGAACTCAGTGTCACTATTGATGGACAATTGCTTCGGTGCAAATTCAGTAACCATTAAGGAGGAGATGGAGATCAATATATTAAACAGCATGTATCCTTCAATGAAAAAGATAAAGACTTTATCAGTAATGGCCCGCAAGAAGATCTTAAAATATATAAGCTCACTGGATTGCAATGATCACTTTAAAAAGCTCCTATTGCTTAATGATGATAGGGAACTCATTCTGCAACATTATCTAGAGATGTTCCGCCAAGGCTTACATCCAAGGATAACCAGTCTTTTTGTTGACAGCTGCCCTCTGAGTCTATTAGAAGAGGTTATAAATAAGGTTGAGACTTCAAGAGGCTTTTTTAGGAGATCTGGGAACCTTAGCAGGTTTGCCAATGAAGTATTTAAAGAGAACAGAGTCAATTATGTAAAGCTATTAGAGAAATGTCAAGATAGAATAATAAGGTATTCAGACTATAATTCAGTTACTGAATTTTTCGAAAATAGAAATTCTCTAATCTTTCCCAATATAAAGTTCATAAGTATGCCTGAGCCTGTATATGAATCAATAATCATTTGGAACACGAAGAAAACTGCTATTGCCATGGCCAGTGATTGCCCTAATATAGACAATTCCAGAGGTTTCGTAACTCGAAGACGACCGGATATAAGATCATGTAGTCTATATAAGGGAGAGACAAAAGAGAAATACATCAAATTTGAAGATCCTATATCTGATAAGATCTACAAGCTAGGCAATGCTGTCTTATGGATTCTAGAAGCTTCAAATCAGCAGCTATCTAAAGCTGACACACTAGAAAAATGTTCAGTCTACAAAGCTTATAAATACACACTGGCTTCCTATGGAGTCCATGACACAATTCCCATGCTAAAGAAAGCTATATCAGGAGCAGGAGGTAATATAGCACATAGACTAGGAGGAAAACTATTCAGACCAATTGTGGATCTCCATGTTTTACCTAATTTATTAGGAAGTGTTTCTAGTGTTGTTATACCAAATACTATAAGTCAGAATAGCTTGGAAGATAGCAACGTTAATTTTGAATTAATTACAAAACGATTGAAATTGGCTTACTGTATAAGGAAGATGAACAAAGAAGAATCTTCTGAGCCCCTAACCATAGGACTTAGCAGCTACATTAATGTGAAAGATGTGAGAATCAATTGGCTAACTTACTCAAGCAATAGAGATATACCTGAAGTAACCTTAACATATCCATACTCAAGGCCTGATTTAGATATGATCAGGATGGAAGTTATAAGCCATAAGAGTGGATTTCAGAAATGTGAAGAGGACTCGGTAATGATCACAGAGGATGATTTATCAGAACTGACAGGAAAATATCCTAAATTACTGGAAGAATTAGAGATACTAAGATATAGGGAATTGTTAATTTATAATGCACTGATTGTAGATACCCAAATAGGAAGCATTGAGAAGTGGGTACCTTTCTTTGAAAGACATTCAGGTCATAGACTTAGGGAGGGTAAAAAGACACATGAATCTGAATATAATCGCATAAGTCAAGTCTGCAGTGCTTACCCAACTCTGCACAGCCTATACAATCCCAGTGAGAGTGCAAGCAATTTATCAGCCAGGATTGGAGAAGCACTATTGAATGCCCTAAAGGATGAAGACCCTAATATGGAGCATTTGGCTGATGTGTTACTTACTGGAGAGACTGTTCGAATGATAATAAATTCAGTTGCTGCCAGTAAATTGAATTATTTTAAGGATATAATGAGTAGCATGCAAGTGACAGGTAGCATCAGAGATCATAGAATTAAGATTATGTCTATCTTAATCGCTAAGATATTTCCTAGCTTCTCCAGTGATGGGGCTAAGGTTTACATCAACCCGAGCAATATATATAAACAAGTACTTGATTGTATGAAGGCTCACTTCCCAGAGTGTAAAATACAATCAATGTACATTAAAGCTCATTTCATATTAAGATTGATCTTCGAAGAAGGCAATATATTGGATTCAGTAACCTCTGGTTGCCAGCTATTGATGAGAAGTGCAAGTGACTTAACTTACAGTCTGATCTTAGGATTACCAGAACCTCAATTCTCAACTCAGGAGGTGGATTCCAATATGATTTCTTTCGACTTTAATAGGGACTTTACATATAAGTTAAAGAAGATGATAGATCCAAACAGTATGGATTTTAATGAATTAAGGAAGATAATAGGGAAAATTGACTTCACATCGAAGGTTTATGCAGATGTGAAATCTCTATCGAGTCCAACCGGCTCTGATTCATACATGAGTCAGTATGGTCTATTTAATGCCCTATTGAGTGAGGGTCAAATAGACACTGGAGTGAGGATAATAGATCTTTGTGCTGGCAGAGGAGATGGGTATCTCGCATTAACTGAACTAGGTCTTTCATGTGATTCAATCAGTAGAAAGGATCTTTACATATCTGTGAGGAAG